CCCCCCCTATATCCCCCCCTTTTACACTCGATGCTACCCACTTGTCAACGCACAAGCGAGCGAGAAGCCCTCACAAAGCACTCACAGGGTTCAGACAACCTGTGGGGCGGCTTCTTTGCTCGCTTTCGTTGCGTTGCTTAGCTGTGTTGCTGATCCATGCTATACCCCCTTGGATCTAGTGGGGGACAGCCCCCTCGGATAGTCTGCATGCCGCACACCAGCGTGCAGACGCTGCGCTGTCAAACCGTCCTCCGCACCACTTCTGGCTTCGCCAGAACCGTGAGGAGGTTTGATCTGCCCTCTGTTGCACGCCCCTTGCCTATCTTTACCGAGGGGGCTTTACCCCTCACTAGCTCATCAAGGAGGTATATCATGGGCAACACAACTAACCACTTCACTTCAGCTTACAAGTCAGCCTTCCCACAGAACGATCTGAACGGAGGTAGATCCTCTACCTCACTCACACAGTTTCTCATTCGCAAAGCTGTCGAGCAAGCTGAGTGGCTCATCGAGCAAAAAAAGAAAGACATTGAAGATCTCGTGCAAGACAAGATCCAGCTCGAGGGAGCCGATCAGATTTCCGATGACAAGCTGGTCATCATCTGCGCCAGATATGGTGCAGCACGTGGAGGCATCCACAATGATGACCTTGCGGCAGATCGTATCACCGAGCGTATGATCAATCTCGACCAAGAGATTGAGATGTGCGAGGACTTCATCACCGACCACAAAGCAGCTTTCAAGGCTTGCACAGGTGATACCTTCACCCCTAAAGTCAAAGCTGCCAAGAAGCCATCTGTTGATGCAAAACGCGCGGCAGCTGTCATGGCAAAATACAAGGTTGCATAGCAACCTTGGCCTAGCCCTTCGGGGCTAGGCTACACAATCTTTCAAAGTTTCTCCCCCTCGGCTCGTAGGTATCTCCCTCCTACGAGCCTCTTTTTATGCTTGAACTGTCCACCCCCAAGGGTTGAGTAAAAGTAACTTCAGTGAAGATGCACTGGACAAAATCAAATCATTTTTTTTGGAGATCACAATGACAGGAATCAAATGTGCATGTTGCGATCAAAAGATTGCAACCATTCATTGCAGTGAAAATGATGATTACTATTGTGCTGAATGCTTTGAAGAAAAAGAATCTAATTATGTCCCAGAACATCAATCAGATAGTTTTGAGTGATATAATATGTGAGTAAGTTCAACTAGCAAAGAAAGGACTGTGACGAAACAGACTGACATACAAACAATCAGGAACGACTTTCTTGATTTGGAGTTAATAACACCCGGGGCTGGCTATACCACATGCTCTGCAAGCAATGCCAGCCCCACTACTTTGGAGGCAAACATGGATCTATTCTGGATTGTATTTATTCTTGCAGTCAGCTGCGGCACAGTTGGCTATGGCTTTTTCATCTATGAATTATTCGTAGCGATCAGAAATGAAATGAGAGGCAAGTGATGATAAATATAAAAGAACGAGTACCAATCAAACTAAAACTCTGTCCAAATTGTATGTCCTTCAATGTCAAACTATGGTGGGATATTGAAAAACTTCACAAAGCTGAATTCCACAAACATTGGCTTGATGTACGCTATCAAGTGCCAATGGTTGACTGTAAAGATTGCGGTGAAACAAGTGCAGCTTTTGAATGGGGCAACGCAACTCATGATGCTGTGCTTGTAGCAATGGGCGGTATGACAGTCAAAGAAATGAAAGACCTACGCAAAAAACTAGGATTCAAAAGCGCGGTAGCTTTTTCAAGGTATCTAGGCGTAGGTGATAAAACTGTAACAAGATGGGAAACAAGAACATCCTACCCAACTAATGCTCATCGAATGTTACTTAAATTAGTAGCCGCTGGAATTGATCTAAGCATTGTGAAAAATAATGTTCGAGATCCTGACAACGACTAATAATAGCTTTACCTTGGTGCAATAATGCACTACTATTGTAGATACAAAGGAGGCAATCATGAATGATTTATCTACAACAAACTTCGCCATTCAAACTGAAAACGAATGGTCATTCCCAATCGACACATGTGATTTACATACTGTCACAAACTTTGCATCAATAGATGTGCCACCATCGATGGCACGTTGTATTGTACGAACCGATACCAATCAAGTGCTTGGTGTGCATGGTTCTAAATACAAAGCAATCAAGCACGATGATGTAGTCAACTCAGTGTTCGAAGCTGTCACTGCATCAGGCATATCGAATGACTATGACCACAAAGTCAATGTCTTTGACAATGGCGCAAAGATGCGCGGTGTCATTAGATTCAATGATCTGACATTCGAACCAGCTGTTGGCGATACTGTTATGTTCCAACTTACATTCTTCAACTCATACGATGGATCATGGGCGTTTCAGCAGTCAGCTGAAGGGCTGCGGCTGGTCTGCCTCAATGGCATGGTCAGTCAATACTCTGTTGCAAAGACATGGCAAAAGCACACAGCTAACATCAATGTCAAAGCAAGTGCCAGCAAACTACAGGCTGCACTTGATGGATTCTTCAAAACCAAAGAACAATACTGGGCATGGCAACGTATCCATGTCAGTGACCAAATGGCAGAAGATTTCTTCAAGCACAAAGTTTGCCGCATCAACAACAACACAAGCACATTCAAATGGAATGAGAAGCGGCTTGATGACCTCATGGTCTGCTGGCGTAATGATAGTCAAGCATTGGGTCACAACAAATGGGCGTTATACAATGCCTTGACCTACTGGTCATCACACACAGAAGACAACAAGTCACCAGCAAACACACAGCGTTTGCGTGAAGGTGTTGTTGCCAAAGCTATCAACAAATGGAACTGGGAGGTTGCATAATGACCGCACCTAAATTTACAAAAGAACAATTTGAATTTGTTGCCGACTTCTTCGGCCCACTCATGCATCACCCAAGTGATATTGATGAAGCAGCCGAACACCTTGCCAAAACAAATCCAAACTTCAAGAAAGATCTGTTCATGGATCGTGCAACTCAGGCATGGGAGGCTCGTCATCTTGACGAGCAGCATGCCGAAATACAGGACAACGAATCCATGATCGACAGCAAACTTACAACCAACTACTTCGAGGATGAAATCAAATGGCTCTATGGGAAATAGATATAACAGGAAGTTGTAGTCGCACTATTGAAATCATCGCAGATGATGAGGAGCAAGCTGAACAGTTTGCTTTTGAAGAATTCAAAAGACTATGGAACGCACAACCAGACAAAAACTTTGACTTGTTTGAATTAGATATATGGGAGAAAAAATTGTGCAAATCGATAGAAAAGTAATGGAGCTGATTGCCGAGTACAATGCACAATATGCAAACGCATGGCCCGGCGACCCCGAAATGACCTATAACAAAATACTTAAACTTTGTAATCACAATTTACAAATGGTCGCAGATCATTTTGAATATGCGGATAACACAGAACCGCTTGGAGGCATTGATGATAAATGATTATCCTAAACTAAAAGAAATACAACTAGCAGTCAGCAAAGTAACTGGCGTTGGTATGCACGAACTTATATCAAATCGCAAGCATGCCCGAATCTACAACGCTCGTTACATGTATTACCTAATGGCAGCTGAATGTACGCCCAAGAGTTTTGTACAGATAGGTGATGCTATCTACAAAGACCACACCACAGTTATGGCTGGCAAACAAAAAGCCAAGACAAAACTAGGTGATGTGAACTGGCTCACACAGCTGCGGCAAGTATGCAACGAATTGGGGTTGCCATTGATTGCATAAATGCAGTATGCTCACTGCATGATTACTTACCTAGACCAACTAATCAAAGCGGCAACAGATAGAAATCTGTCTATCCTTGCCGCTTTCCGCAAAGCAAACGTACCTACCAGCACGTACTATCGAACACGTGCTGGTAAAGATTTACGATTGTCAACAGCAAGGAAAGTGATGGATGCAATTACATCCAGTGAAAACCGTTAATGATATATGGACTGACGCTGTTAAAGATCTTGTGTCATTGCGTAAAGCACAAAAAATATCACAAGCAGAACTTGCTTTTCGCATTGGATGTGAACCATCCTTTATCCACAAACTAGAAAGAGAAAAACGGTATCCTTCACATCACTTATTGGTAACATGGATTCATGCCCTCGAAGCGAAAATCGAAATCAAAACAAAATAAGACTGGGTTTGCGGCTAAGTGTGACCACTGCAAAACTGTTACTGATTATTATATTATCACAGGCAACGATAATGTCTGGTGTCTGGATTGCATGGAGTATCATGGATGGGAACATCTCAGCGCAATAAAGGAAGCTACCATGAAAGGTGGTGGGTCGACTGGTTCACAAAGAACGGTGCCAAAGCGAATCGCCAACCTCTCTCAGGACAGCTGGGTGGAGACTTTCAAGGTGACATCAAGATCGAAACTAAATCAGGATTTCTGATTGCTGAATCGAAGTATCAAGCAACAGGCCGAGGCTTCGGATTACTCACAACAACACACAAAAATCAGCCCTCAGATTTGTACCTACTAAAACAAAAGACCGGGCCAAACTTTATTTGTATTGAAGTGGGTAATCCATTGGCAGAAAAAATAGTCGGCTGGATTACTGGGAGGTAAAATCCAGCCGATAGTTTTTCTTCTTACAACCAAGTCATAGGAGGCATTTATGACTGAATCATACGAACTATACAGAAAAGATTCCCCAAGCACAAGTGTTGAAGCTGCTGAGAGTATTGAACCTAACAAACTAGAATCACTTGTACTGAATGCAATCACGACATTTCGTAATGGATGCATATCAGATCAAGTAATAAAATACATGGCACAAGTTCATGGTATTGATCGATACTCTACAGTCACAGCCAGATACGCTGCTCTTTATCGCAAAGGGTTGATTGATTATACAGGTGAAAAGCGCAAAGGTGCTAGTGGCAGAAACCAACGTGTAATGATTGTGGCTGAAAAACAAGGCAGACTTCTTTGACAACACCAGAAGCTAGGCAGCTTTGTTATATCTACAGACAGCTAGTTGATGACAAATGGAAAGGTCGCAAAGTCCAATCATCTTTCAGATGGGACTTGCGTCAAGAAACATTAGCACAGCAGCTGCTTGATCTTGGCTACACGCTCGAATCATTCAAGCAAGATGCCGACCAACTACTTGACTATCGACTGTCACAAAACAAAGACCCAATCTTTTCCTTGAAGTATTTTGTAACTAGAAAGGAAAAGATAGGTCAGCCTATAGATGTGCAAGGCATAGTCAACAAAACCATTGCATCATTACGAATGAAATAACCGGTTGTATTTCTTACAATCGTGTGCAATAATGCAGTTCATAACAGGAGGCAAATATGAACAGACAAGGATTCATTGGTGGATCTGATCTATACAATATCATGCAAGGCAACTGGCACGATCTGTGGCTGGTCAAGACTGGACGCAAAGAGCCAGAAGATCTGAGCCATATCTTTCGTGTGCAGCTGGGATCATTCACCGAACAGTTTAACATCGACTGGTTCTGTAAAGATACAGGACACACCATCGAGCAAACACAGGTTGAAGTGCAACGTGTCATCAGTGGCATACCATTCAAAGGCACCATCGATGCCATTGCTCATGGAGATGATGGCAAGCAAACAATACTAGAATGTAAACATACAGGCAGTATGAAGTCATTGACCGATATGCTTGATGCTTACATGCCGCAGATACAGCTGTATATGACGCTATCCCAAATTGACAAAGCATACCTGTCAGTAATCTTTGGCAATGACATTGGGTACTGTTCTGTAGACTACAGCGAAAGCTGGTTCAAACCAGTCATCAAACGCTGTCAAAAGTTCTGGCAGTGTGTAACTACAGATACAGAGCCAAGCCATGACATCGATACATGGAAGATAGATTGGTCGTCTGTTGCTATCAACAATCTCAAAGCACGTGATGCCAGTAGTGACAATCACTTTGTAGCAATGGCACATGAATATATGAACACTGTAGATTCAGCCAAGGCTAACGAATCTGCAAAGAAAGAATTACGCTCACTAATCAAAGATGACGAACGCGAAGTGTTCTGTGATCTGCTGGCAGTGCGGCGTGACAAGCGCGGCGCATGCCGCATCGTTGTAAACAAGGAGGCATAACATGACAACGAAGAAAGAAACTAAACCACAAGCCAAAAATATGGCTGAAGCATTACTTGAGTTCCAAAAGCTGGCAGTATCAGCCAGCAAGGATTCAAAAAACCCACACTTCAAAAGCAGCTATGCTTCGCTCGAAGCTGTCATCAGTGCCGCTAACGAAGCAACAAAGTTTGGTATCTGCTTTACGCAAGAGATCGACTTTGAGTTCAATGGTGATACTGGCATGACATTTGTGCGTACCGTACTGATACATGCACCATCTGGTGAGCAACGTACATCACGCACACCCATCAGATCAAAAGACCCAGCTGACCCACAGAAGATGGGCAGCGGTATTACATATGCCAAGCGGTACGGCTTGCAATCAGCCCTTGGCCTACCATCAGAAGATGATGATGGCAATGATGCAAGCAAAGCACCAAAAGGTAAAGTACAACACATCAATCCAAACGATGAAGGGACATGGTAATGGAATACGATAATACAAACAGGGGTGCGGCTCACGCACCCTTCGAATCACAAAACCTATTGCTTACTGGCAAGCTAGATAAAGATGGCGACAACAAACAGATTGCTATCATACAAGATACTGACAAAGAAGGACGTGATGTACTTGTCATATATGAACGTGTCGGTGTTATGTACGGCAACAAAGATGCTGATGATGCCAAGAAGCAGCCCCACTATTCTGGCCCTATCGATGAGAACCATCGTGTTGCTGGATGGCGTGAGACTGACAAAAATGGTAAAAAGTATTTATCGTTGAGGCGGTCAGAAAAATACACACCACAGGCTGTAGATAATGTTTCACGTGAAACAGAAGATACAAATCCTACCCCAATTGTTGATGACATACCATTCTAGGAGATAGACATGACAGTACCAACATGGGAACAACTTATAGAAGATCTACGTATACTAGAAGTAGAAACAAAGCTAGACAGGCTTGGACGAAAGATCCAAAAAAAGAATGTAAACTATGGAAAGGGATCAATAATTTATTACAAGCAAGTATCTAATGCAGATGTCAAGCGCGTAAGAGACCGTCTCTATAGCCGTTAGTTCTATCATACGTAAGGGTTTGGCCGCGATTATCTTCCCAAGTATGGCTACAATGTATCCAACCACTGTTGCCGCCAGTATAACATTCTAATATCAACTGATCGAAATCTAGATTCTCTTGTATCCACAATGCAAGATCATAGTTATCCACACCAGCAACCTCGAAGTCGGCGGCCTCACCCTTCGCATGCTGGCTGTGGATATTCGATCCAATAGCAATACATAACTCCGGGCTGCGATAGCCTGACGATACAATAAACGAACCAAACTCATTACGTATTGGCTGTAATATATTCTTAGCCAACATCTTCATGCATTTAATATGTTCATCAGTAGGCTCATTAGGTATGCCCTTACGTTCAGCTGTCTGGCTTTTCAGCATTTCAGCAAGAGAAAAATTCTTTGACAATTTCATAACAAACACCTATATTAAATACACCACAGACGGTCATCCATATTGGAACGACTGACAAAAAGTGGGCGGTAGAGCCATGGTTGTTAATAGTCCTTCCGCCTACTTTTTCATTCCCTTCAACGATCTTAAACCAAAAGACGCAGCTATGCTGGCATAAACGGCATACTGAAACCACTCCGGCGTATCATCCAGAGCCGCGAAGCCTTCCCTGACATAAGGCTGAAGCGGCGGCACAAAACACATACCTATTATAATTATAAACAAAATTGTCCACGCTTCATCTTTCCAACTATTGTCACTGGCTTGGGCCATAACCTTTTCCCAACCAGCCTCATGCTTCATCAACTCTGCTTCGGCCTCAGCCTTTGCCTGAGCAACCTTACCCTTGGCCTTGGTAGCCTCGACCTTACTTTCCATCCAAGACCCAGCCAGCGAGGCTATAGGGCCGATTAAAGCCTGTATCATTCACACCTCTCCTTACCAGCACAATCCTCTGGGAAACACTGCGGTATCATAAAATAAAAATCATTGTTTGTAGACTTATGCCACATACCATCAGATCGAAGCCAATTACATTGCTCAATAGTCATCGGCTGTTGAAGTGCCATCTGACCTATTGGATGATTCGTAACACCATCGCTGCCCCACATGCTAATAACTAAGATATATAATGTTTCCTTCATCCTTTAGGTGTC